TTTCAACATTTCTCTACCGCTGTTTTCCTGCATTTTTTAACCGGCGAAAATCTGCAATTTCAAATCGGCGTTGACACGGAATGAAATTTTTTCCCGCCGGGAAGATCAATTATCTTGTTGTAATTAGCTGATGTAGCTACTGCCATATTTCAACCCCCAGCCTTATATCTCAATGAAGTCACAGGATATTCCCTTTACAAGAGCCGTTTGCCCGTGCCACTCGTGATAGTCCGCCGTGCAATCTCCCGTGTAAAACTGCTTTGTCACCATGTTTCCAGTCAATAGGTCGGGGTATGTAACCGATAACTGCGATCCCTTGTTCTTGCAAAATCCGGTTATCTTTGTGGCCTCGGCCCACGTGCAAGGCCCCCATTTGACCGAAAGTTTCCGCTTCTGCGCGACGACGTTGTTGTGCATCATCCCGTCGTTTGTCCGTCCGGAATCTTCACTTGAAATATCCTGTAATCCCCATGCGCAACTTTGCGGAGTTTTAAGGGCAATTCCGTTTATTGCAAAAAACGCCATCTGATATGTTCACCGCCTTATTTGCGGCAAAGCAAAAGAGCACCAAACCGTTTTGCTTTGCAATAGGTCTGGCGCTCTATAAATGGCGCTCTCAATTTATCTTTTTATGCTACGCTGGAATCCTGCAAAATAAACCTCTGGTGGTCGCCGTCAAACGACGCGTGAATGCTTCCAATCAATCCCTCTTTGTTCTTCACGATTTTTATCTCGCGTACTTGCGGGGCTTCGGGATCATATTGAATAAGGATAATCCCATCTGCGTCCTGCTCTATCTGCCCGCTTTGCCGCAAGCTTGTCATAGAGAGATTATTCCCGCCATCACGGTTTAGTTGGGAAAGCGCGATTGCAGTTATACCGTCCTGCTGTGCAAATATATGAAGGTCTTTGGAAATATGTGTTGCCCGCTCGGTATCATCTTTTCCCTGCGCGTTGATAAGCGTGAGATAGTCGATAAAAACGACTTCGTACTGCCGGATTTCTGAATAGCTCTTAATCTTGTCAACTGTCCATCCAGCCGCAGGAACCACTTCAAATCCCAGCTTATGAAAAGTATCGTACCTCTGTACTATATTAGGCCAATCATCATCATCGAATTTAGCTTTCTTGATTTTTGTGAAAGAAGTCCATGCATAATTCGAAACAAGTCTGTCAAACACCTTTTCCGCGCTTGTTTCCAGCGAGAAATACCCGATCTTTCGGTCTTGCGCCATATGGAGCATCATTTGTAGAGTGAAGGCCGTTTTCCCAGCTGATGGCCTGCCGCCAATAACGAGGAAGTCGCCTTTATCGATAAACATGAATCGGTCAAGCTGTCCATATCCTGTTTGAATATGCTTTTTCGGGTGCTCCATGCGGTCTATGAAATCCATATATCCTTGCTCGGCTGTGACGGCTTCCTGCTTCTGATTTTCATTGAAACAATTAACTACCTGCGCGGCTCCACTTCGACACTCTTCTATGCCACGGCTCTCCGTTTCAAGGCTAGAAACAAAATCCATGGCCTTGTTATACGCATCAATCTTTTGCGATCGCTCCTTAACCGCACCGATGTATTCGCTCGCATGGCCGATGCTCGGAACGGTTTCAGCCGCAATTTTGATTGTTTCCCTATATTCGTCCCCGGCGCAAGAAAGAACCGTAACCGCATCTACCGGCTTTCCCGACTTGAAAAGTTTCAAACAGGCTTCATAAATCGTCCGGAGTTCTCCCGTTTTGAAATCATCACCACGGAGGCGCATGGCGGCGAGCGGCATAACCTTTTTGCCGTCCATTAGGATAGAGCCGATTACAGACATTTCAGCCTCATAATTTGGCTTTAGCATAAGTAACCGCCCCATCCCTTTTTATTGCCCGTATGGCTTGCAGAAGCGCTGGAACCCGTATTTCTGCGTTCCCACGTTCTTACTGCTGCTTTCCAGTCTTTCATGTGCGTCTTTCCTACCATCCATCCATTGGACTGATAGTGATCGTACCACTGTTCCGGGTCTACACCTTTACTGCGTTCGGAACAATAGGCTTTGACTTCTTCTAAAGACGGTTGAATAAACTTTGGAGAGCGTTGCACCGGTTTATCCGGCGCTTTCTCTTTACTCTCTATATTACTCTTATATATATTACTATCTTCATTCTTTACTAAGGTGTGATTTTCCTGCGTAGGGTTTTCCTGCGTAGGAAAAACCTGCGTAGGGTTTTCGCATGTGGCTGAAACTTCTTTTACAATATATTCATATGCGCCAAGTTGTCCGCTTTCATTTCTCTGCCGCTTCCCACGCACAATATAGCCGTTTTTCATAAGCTTTTGAATCCCGGCTTTGACCGCCGAAAGCCCATCGGAAGAATTTGAGGCAATTTCTTCTGCGTAGAAATTCCATCCTTCTGGCTTGCTCAAAAAGTAAAGTAGAATTCCCTTTTCCTTGAACCCAAGCCGCTTATCGGTTATAAATCCTTTGTCAACCTGAACGAATGGATTTTCTTTGCGCTCTACACGATAAATCATCAAGCGGCACCCCCTAATTGGATGCCGTGAATATTGGAAATAAGCCCATCAAGATAGGCCCTATAATCTTTCCAGTCTTGGCACTTATGATATACATCTACAAAGTCGCTCAACGCCGACAAAATATAGGCGTTCATAGCTTGACCGCCGTCCAAAATCCCACGAATTTTTACATCTACGTCTAATCTGCTATCTGTCATTGGCAATCTTGCCAGCGCAAAATGGTATTGACGATGGAGCTTTCTTGGCAGCAACAACAGGTTTTCAATGTCATCGTTCTGATGATTCAGGTCAAGATGATGTACTTCATACTCTGGCCCAAATTCAACCCCATAGTGCTGTTTGTACTTTTCTCTGTAATTCATGTGATACCACCGTATCTTTCTAGCGTGTTGCCCTTCTCCGTCGAAGTTTCTGCGCCGGTCTGCCACCGTTCGATAAAAAAATAGGGTGCAGGCGGCTGCGGTGGCAACCGCTCTTCTCCCGTACCTGAATAGCACCCCATGAACAGAAATATATCTCTATATCTCCTATATATTATTTTACTCCCGCCGAGGCCCGCTTCGCAAGGTATAATACAACCCATAGCGCGAGTTTTGGAACGAAAACTTTCTCCGCGCTTTGCCGACGCGAGTTTTCCAAAATATTGACATATATTTCCAAAGTGATAGAATATGGGAAGGAGGGGATTTACATGAAAACAGCCAAACTCACTCTTGGCATTATTTCTATCGTTTTATCGCTAATTGTCCTGTTTCAATCGTGCGCGGTCGGCCTTGGTACGGCTCTATCAAATAATACCAATGACACAAGCGGGGGCACCGGAATAATTTTTACCATTCTGCTGATTGCCGCTGGAATAGTGGGGATTGTCGGACGTTCTTCTAAGGGCGGTACGATTGCGGCGGCAATCATCTACGCAATCGACGGGCTTATCGGAACGACTGCAACGGGCATGTTCGCGGACTTGAACGTGTGGGGAGCGATCTCTTTTATTTTTGCAGCGGTATTTCTGCTTTCCGTATTCGTCGGTCAGACATATCCGTCGAAGCGTGTGGTCACACAGCCAACATCGGGACAGTCCAATAACGATAAGACTGTTTGATTGGGGGCAACAATATGGGAATATACGGAACGCCAGAACATTTGCCCGAAGGCGAAGATCAGAAACCAGCGAAGAAGCGCAAATGGGGAATTGTTTATACTGACTTAAAGATATGGCAGAAGGTATTACTAACGATTTACGGCATGGTGATTGGGCTGTTTGCGATCATTATGTTTGTAAGCCTTATAGACTATACTGGAAGCGTGGCTATCGGAATAATCTCTGCCGTTGTGTTTTTGGCGTGTGGGGCGTTGTTTATAGCTAAAATTAGCTCACATAAAAGAGCGTGGCCATTTATTGTCTGTTCCTGCCTTGCGTTTGTGGTATATTTTAGCGCAATGGATTCGTCTGCTGCGCCTCCAGCCACAACAAAGACTGCGGCAGTTGTAGTTTCTTCTATGTCAGAATCGTCAGATGCTCCGCAAAGCGTTGCGAGCACGAAAAATAAAGTTTCAAGCGAACCGCCTATCACCGATGGCGCAATCAAGGTGGACTATAAGACGCTCTACAAGGACTACGAGGACAATGCCATCAGCGCAGACAAGAAGTACAGAGAGAAAAAACTGGTATTGACCGGAGCAATTGCCAATATAGACCGAGACATAGCTCAAAGTCCATATATTACATTCAACGTGGATGAATACGGCGCGAAAAGCATCAAAATGTCGTTTGACAACGACGATACGGTCGCAGCCTTAAAGAAAGGCCAAAAGGTTACTGTGGTAGGAACCTGCGGGGGCACGTTTGCAAGTACAATAGTTGTAATGAGCAATTGCTCCATTATAAAATAAGAAAGCAGACGGTCGGAAGCCGTCTGCTATTTTTATGCCGTTGGAGCCGTGCGTCCCAATAGACGATTTCCTCTATTGGAAGATTCTGCAATTTTCCGGTCGTCCGTGTAAAGGTAAAGCTTCATATCGCGGATCGCGCGTTCCATTTTGTCCATGCGGTCAATAATGCGCTCTGTGTCAAGGCTACCGCTACCGTTTGATTGACCGTTCTCGACAATCCCTTGCGCGATCTGCGAAAACACTTTGTCGTTCAGGGGCAACGCCGCTTCCGGCCCAGCTTCGCCAAACCCGAGGACAGGCTTTGTAAATAGTGCGCCTTTGGCGTACCATTTCACGTTGAGCTTTGGCATTTGCGTAGGAAGTTGTAAGGCATCAAGAACCTTATAAATCCAGCCAGTGGCCTTCCAGCCCCCCGAAGTCCATTCGAGGTGTGGAGTGGAAATTTTGGGCCATTTAATGTTTTTAAACGGATTTGTCAATTTGCTTATTGCTTGCCCCGCTACGGTCCCTAGGGTTCCGCCTAAAGCGGCACCCAAAACCGTTCCAATTCCGGGGCAAATTAGCGTTCCTAATATGCCCCCAATTACTGTCCCGGCACTGGCCCCGATACCAATGCTCCACTTTTGTTTACTAGTCATTCCGGACCACCAGTTTCCGATTACCGTTCCGATGGTTCCGCCAAGCAATCCACCTATCGCAGCGCCGATAGGGCCAGCAATCATTCCACCGATAATTCCCCCAATGGCCGTTCCTGCTCCCGCGCCTATTCCGACAGACCATTTCTGCTTTGTGGTAAGCCCAGCCCACCACTTTCCGATGATTGCGCCAATAGTTCCCCCAAGCGCTACACCGACAACAATGCCAATGGGATTTCCTCCTGTGAGAATGCCTCCGACAATTCCGCCAATGATAGCCCCAGCCCCGGAGCCTATCCCCACACCCCATTTTTGAGGGGTTGTGAGATCAGCCCACCATTGCCCGATAATAGCGCCAACCGTTCCGAGAAGGGCAGCGCCCACCACGATTCCAATCGGATTACCGCCAGTGATGATTCCAGCTATGATCCCGCCTATAACAGCGCCAGCACCGGCACCTATACCAGCCGACCATTTTTCAGGAGATGTTAAATCGGCCCACCACTTTCCGGTAATTGCTCCGATGATACCGCCTAGCGCGGCACCAACAACAGCACCAATTTTTCCACCCAACAATCCGCCAATGATTCCCCCGATTATTGCGCCTGCTGCGGCTCCTATTCCAGCAGCCCACTTCTCGGGAGTGGTAAGCCCGGCCCACCAAACTCCAATAGCTACACCGGCAGCGGCACCAAGGGCAGCACCAACTACTTTTCCAATAGGGCCTCCTATAAGGTTTCCAATAATTCCACCAATGATAAAGCCTGCGGTTCCACCAATTCCCGCTCCCCACTTTTGGGCGTCAGTAAGCCCACTCCACCAGTTTCCGATAATCTTTCCAATGGAATCGGTAAAGGAGCCAATCTTGTTAATCCACCCCGGTACTTTCACTGTCTCGAACATATCCTCGTATGCCGGCATACCTGGATTCGGGTTTTTCGGAGTTTTTTCCCCCGCTTCCTCTTGCTGTTTGGAGAGTAGGTTAAGTTCGTCAAATCCCATGACAGTCCGTTGCAACTCTTTGACCTTCTTAGTCGTATTGGACGCGCTATTTCCCGCCTTGTCAAGCGTTTCTGCATAGTTGACATTTGCCCGCTTTGCAATGGTGACGGTCGTGGCATGGTTAAAAATACGAGCGACCAACATCCCGATCGTGTTAAACACGTTTGCTAGAGCGTCAGTAACCTGATTTATAACGGGAATTAGGGATTGCAAGACGGGCATAAGCGCTGCTGCAAGGCTGTTTTTCAGGTACAAAGAATTCGTGGCTAAAGCGGACATGGTTGCGTTTGCCTGACTGTTGGCTAGGGCCATGTCCTGCAATCCGGTAGTTATGCCCTGCTGGACGGCGCTGAAAATGCGGAAAGCGGCAATGCGGACAAGCATTTTCTCCATCATTTGCAAAGTCTTTCCCCAGCCGCTAGCGGATTTTTTTCCGGCAGATTCAGACTTAATTCCGGCAGCCGCCGCAGCCATTCCGGCCTTATCCGCGACACCTGCAATGTCTGACATTTGCGCTTTCAATTTATCCTGACGTGCAATAAGCCTATCTATCGATCCAGAAGCCGACAGCATCCTTTTTTCAAGTCTAAGATACGCCACGCTTCCCTCTCCGCTTTTTGCCGCCACTTCCCCGGTGCTCACGGCGAGCTTGTGATAAAGTGCTCTTTGGTTGTCAATCTGTTGACCAACCAAGACGGCTTTAGATGCGATTCCGTTGAACCCCGCTTGTGCTTCGGCAGACATATGCATTGTTGCAGGAGCCAATCCATCTATATAATTTTGCAACCTCTCGACAGCCGATTGTGCCTGCGCGGTATCCATGTGAATAGGGGCGCTTTGGGGCTGCAATATTTCAGATGCAAGGCGGGAACTTCCAATCGGAGGGGTGGGAACGCTTGCGGCACTGGGAGCGTGAGCCGTTGGGTTAGGAAATCCCTTGTACTGGAAATTCTTTAGGAACGCCTCATTAGCCGCATCAATCCCAGCCGCATCCCTTAATTTCTTTTGGGCCGAAGCAAGCTTTTCGGACTGGATTCTGGAACGTTCCATAGAAACGGTTGCCCGGTCTAGGCGCGCCTGATACATAGCCAGACGGGATTCTGCATTTTTCGTTGAAACGGCCTGCTTGTCAATTCCTCCTGCCACCTTCTGAAAAGCCTGGAACGCTTTAGAACTGGAAGCAATCTGATCCATCTGCGCCGCAAACTTTGAGACAGACGGGGCCGCTTTGTCAAAGTGCGCTTGCAACTCATCAATCTTTTTGATTATCCTGTCAAGCGCGGTTTCGGCTTTTTCTGCCGAGCCGGTAACTTCGATCATTAAATTGTCTGCCATATTACCACCACCTATGTAAAAAAGAGAGCCAATGCGAAGATGCATGGCTCTCAAAGAAGCTCTGCGCTATTTCTCATCCTGCTTTTTAAGCACTGATTTGGCATGTAGAATTTGCGCCGTAATCAAGTCCTGATCGCCCTTGGCCTTTTCCCGTTCAGTATCTTCTTGCTGATCCGGCAACTCTGGATCACTCTTGAAAAGATTTTGTAACGGGCTTTGAGGATAATGGGCGTCGGAAGAGATACAATTTCCAATAGCGCGCATTACGTATATGCCACAAAGCCATGCGGACGTGTTTGCCTGTGCCTGCCATAACTTTGCCTCTGCTTCTTTTCTCTGCTTGTAGGCTTTCATATATAGCCAAAACAGCTTCGGATCTTCTTCCCAAAATTCGTGAGGCGAGCAACCGACAATGATCGCAATTGGAAAAAGCCGATCCTCGAAATAGTCGGTAAAGGAGAAGTCTTTGCCGGGTCGGGCTATTACGCCTTGGTTGTCGGTTTCACGAGAAAGCTCTTGTTCTCCGAGCTGTTCTCGCCCTGCGTAAAAACCTCCATAAACCTCTCGGAAAGCGCGCCATAGACTTCCTCAATGCCGTATTCTTCAATTGCTTTGTCGGAAAGTTCTTGCGCTTCCGCGTAGCTGATTGTCGGGTGGAACTTCCGCAGGCCGACGTAAAACAGGCGGTCAGTGGAACTGAAAATCTTCTCTTTCATGTCGGACAGATTGCCGCCAATCTCTTCAAACTGGCGAGCAGAGCGGCGGTCGAAAAACATTTTATAGGTCTTATCGCTAACAAGGATATCAAAACTTGCCATAGAATAAATTCCTCCGTTTAATTTTTAAAATTATGCCGCCCGTGTATTCCGGGCGGCTTTTATATTACAGGTCAAGGATTTGTTTCAAACTTCGAAGAAACATCATCTTCATGCACGGGAACGGTAGAGGCAATCAGCCCAATACCGGCCTTTACAACCGAACCGACCGAAACTTCTTTGACCCAAGTGGAGCCTTTCGCGGCGAATGTAAACCCGGAATTGTCCTGATAGACAATCAGGTAGTTCTTATCTTCCGTCAGGCTGATCGCTTCCGAAACGGCGGCGTAGTTTTCAGCCGTATAGAGATATTCAAACTCCATCGACGGCGTTTCCGGCCGATCTGGAATACCTGTCGTTTGCGCATCGGAAAGGGTCGTTGTGTCAAGGCTCTTAGGTGCGGAGCCGGTCGCAGGGGCCGACGTAATATCAATGAGCTTGTGATACTTTCCGGCCGTTGTGCCCTCAATATACAAATAGGTTTTATAATCCGAAATAGCCATAGAGCGTTCCCCATTTCATAGGCAATCTAAAAATGATATGGCACTCTAGGCGCTCTGTTTACTTGAATCAATAGATGTATTCGTGTTCTTCCTCAACCTTGCAGGAATACCGCAAAGTCCAGCGGTAGATAGTCACGTCCGCAACATTCGTGGTGTGCCGGGAATCGTCCCGGTGCAAAAAGAAATTGTTCTCGCAGACCGGCATGATAGCGTCACGGATTTTCTTTGCAACAATCTCACCCGTGCTACCGTTGGCATAAATATCAATCTGCCATGATGGGTTAGATTGCTTTCCCGTTCCACTAAGATTTCTATCGATCTCCGGGTTCCCCAGGTCGTCAATTAAGACACACGGAAACGATGCTGGGGTTTGCTGGTTCTGCTTTTGAACAATAGCGGCGGGGTATATGGATGTTACCGCCGCCTTTATCTGCGTGTAGATTGAATTTGTAAGGTCAAGCACCAGCCATCGCCACCTTTAATTTCTCGTCGGAAATCGAGCGCATGTACTCTCGCGTCTTGTAGACGAAAGCGTGAGCCGGTTCGCCTTTTGTCCAGCGCCAACGGTTTTGCTTTTCATCGAAATATGCCCAGCCTTTTTCTCCGTGCGCGTTCACATCGTAAGACCAGCCGGGAGCCGGTTCAGGATGCGGATTGCTTGCGCCGACAATTCCGGTTCCATACTCAACAAATAGCGCATAGTCAGCGCCGACGCGGATTCTTCCGACGTTATTGGCCTCGTCGTACTCCCACGAAATGCTTTCGGCCAGTTCTCCGCTTTCGACGGGGGCCAGCGTAAGCATATACTCGTACCCAGCCTGCGTGAGATTCTTGACGGCCTCTGTGGAGCCTCCATCAACCTTCTGCTGAATCTTGGTGAGACGTTCCTTTGCCTTTGCGATAGAGCTTCGGCTAAACATATTGAAAGAGATTGTCTGGCTCATGCCTTTGGCGCTCCTGCGGCCTTTTTGAAGTACACGGTAATCTGCCCGCCCGTGTCAAGGACTTGCTCGACGGTATAGTTGTGATTCATAGGACGAGACAAGTTGCCATCGGATAAAACTCCATTTGGTTCAGTGCCGATCCATGCGGCGCTCTTTTCCACGGGGAAATAACCGTCAGTATCAAACGGAGTAAACTGCGCTTTAAGTATGCTGTTTACATCCGTGCCGAACGCCCGCCGTTCAAGCTGGTCGGTAATGGGCTTAACGTTCAAGCAAAGCCAAACTGGTTCGTCCCATACATTTTCCATAGCCCCCGTGCCGTTGCCGTCATCGTCAAGAATTTCCTGCGAAGGGAGCGGCTGCGATACGTAGACCGTGCACTTTTCACGAACAAGGCTTCTCATGTTACCACCCTCACGATTGGGGTAATGTCATTGAGCAGGGAACTTGGGATGTCGGCGTTCTCGTAATACCGGGAAACTCCGTTTTCCACGTGCTCTTTCTCTCCTTCTGCCCCCTGCTTATTCCAGAGGAATAGCGCAACCTGCACTTGTAGTTCGTTCCAACGCGATTCCATCGGCTCTTCGTCAGGCCAGTTGCGGCGGTGCTTAATGGCGTTTTCCGCGCGGTCAAGCATGAGCTGAAGCTTTTGATCGTCGGCGGTGTCGGTATCTGGCTTATCAATCCAGATCTTTAGCTTTTGAAGTTGTGTCAAATCAGGCATACTTATCCTTTCTTTGTGGGAGAAGGAATTTTATATGGCTTGGAGGATTTCGTGGGCCTGCCAGCCGGTTTCCCGGGAGGCTTTGGAGAAGATACGGATTCGTGTGCTTCCTGCTTTTGTACAGGCACTTTTGCGCCTAACGCGGTAAGTTTATCAACGTCGCTGTCTTTCGCCTCAAAACAAGCGTGAGGCGCATAGAAATGGCCTCCGTACTTAACCCTGAACGGAAATTCAACTTTCGCCATCGGTTAGGCCACCTTAATGACGCCGACCGTATCCATGCCCTCGTAGGACGGCAGGACGATTTCGGACACGATGGTTTCGAGATTGACAGGATGCGGATTCACAATCTGCGTAACCGCGATACCGGTGTTGATAATAGACACATTGGCCTGCCCTTTGCCCATCAAGTCGGCTTCCTCGGGTGTAGTGCCGTAGTAGGTGCTGCCGAGGGACGCGCCGGAAGAAATCAGAGTAACGTAGTTGTCGGGATAGAATGCGGTCGAAACACCGGCCTCTGTCTTGAACTTCTTGGTGTAAACGACAATGTTGATGCCGAGAATGGCCGCAACCGCAGCAGTAACATTTTCCCTTGTCAGGAGAATGTTGGCAGTCGGGTTCTGCGCGAGAATGGCAGAACGAACCTTGTCGGAGGCCAGAAGGTAATTGAAGGTCGCACGGCTCATAATGGCGACGTCCGGACGCGATCCGGTCAAGTCTTCAATCGTATCCTGCATGGTCTGCAAATCATCCAGCGGGTCGGCAGAAGCGGGAACGCTCCATTTGTCTGCGGCGGTGGTAATCTCAACGTAGTTCGAGGTCTTCCATGCGCTGTCGGGGTCGTAGTTATAGACGTACGCCACACCGTTTGCAGAAATGTTGATGCCCGCATTGCCGGAAGCGGGGGCAAGAAGCTGCCAAATCATGCGTTCAGGCACGACGTCAGCACCGGACACCAGCTCGTTCACATCGTCGTAGATGTGGTCGATAACGGCCCGCGCAAACGGGTCGTTGGAATCCTGCGCCCGAAGAATCTCCTGCCGATCTTTTTCTTTCAGGAGATAGCCCTCACGGAAGAACGGCATTTCGGTTTCAATCTTTGCAACGCCGATTCTGTCGCGGAATGTCGCCTTGGTATCGAAGCTCGAAGGTTTCAGGGAAACCGGCAGGCCGCGAGTTCCCTTAATCCACGAAAGGTCAAGACCGGCCTTTTTCTTTGCCGGGAACAGCGTCGCACCGAGATAAGGAATGTCGTTGCTATGTACCTGTGTGAAGTTTGCCGCAATAGCCTGCGGGGTGAAAAGTTCAGTAAGTTCCATATTTTAGCCCTCCATTAGCCGAACAGAATCAGCGGCAGCGCGGCTTTCGTCGCAGCATCAACGGTCACGCCGGAATGCGTCTGCGCTTTGGCCGTGTCGACAAAGCCGTGAACGATAACCGAGCCGTTCGGATTATCGGAATAAGTGTCGTGCAAAAGGACGCCCACAGCATTTGAAGCCGCAGGGTCGCCGGAAGTGACCGCCGCCTTGCCATCGGAGCCAATAGGCGTACCGGCCTTAATCACGCCGTCTGCGTCCCCGGTAAAGTTCAGTACCTTCGGAACCGCAACATAATGGTCGTTCAAAAGGATTTCGGTGGTTGCGCCGTAGTCCCCCGTTTTAGTGAATTTCATTATTTCTTACCCCCGTGAATGTAATAATCAAGTCCTGCGTTTGCAGTTTTGGCGGTCGCGGCACGACGTTCGGCAAGCTTTTTTGCATACTCAACGGCCTTATTGCTCGTCTTGCCTTTTCCATCGTCGCCGCTGTTTGGAGCCTTGACCTGTGTCATAGCCGCCTTAATCTTCTCGTTGGTTGCCCTGTCAATGGCATCAATCAGCGCCTTACCACGCTTCATGGATTCTTCCTCGTTGTCATCAACCACGCTGTCAAGCATCGGCTGACGGTCGGCTTCGGAGATCCCTTTCGTGGCGAACAGCGATTCAACCTTGATGCGGACTTTTTCTTTGGCAAGCTCTTTCTTTTCAACTGCGAGCTGGTCAAGCTGTGCCTGAACCTTCTGTTCGGCGGTCATGTTGGCCTCGGCTTCAAGCTGTTTCCGAATTTCAGGTGTGAGCTTGCCTTTGAGCTTTTCCTCGTGGGTCTTTAAGGCTTGCTGGACGCGGAAGTCAACTTCCTTCTGATAGTCAGCCTCGGAAGAAAAGGACTTGAAAGGCTTCGTCTCGGTCTGCGCGGTGGGGGCAGCGGCAGTAGTGGTTTGAGTGCCGTTTCCATCGCCTGTGGACGTGGTAGAGGCCGCAGTAGTCGCGGCAGGCGTAGTATTGCTTGCGGAAGCAGAAGTGTCTCCGCCGCCCTCCGCAAAAAGCTGAATGTTGGGCTTCAAATAATTGGTGCCATTGGTTTTCATAAATCTTTCCTCCGTATTCCGCGCCGTTCCTCTGCTTTCGTCCCCATAGGTCTTACTTGCATTAGCCCGTCGTGTAATAAAAATTTTTATTTATCAAAGCGTTGCCGTCATAAACTTGCGTGTTCCATCAAGATGAATAACGGGCGTGTCTTTGCTGTCAGCGCCAGTGATAAAATGAAAGAAAACGCCGGTCAAAAAATGTAGGTTTGCAGCGGAAAGGGATGCAATAT